ACTAGGATAAGTAATACCAGATTGCATTGTTGCGTGTTTAATGCCAATGCCTTGAGATAAGAGTGTCAGTACATCCTTAACTATTGTTTTAGAATACTTAGATGGTCTGCCCTTCTTTACTGTTACTTCATTCATTAGTGTATTGTAACTGTTGTATCATTTGTTAATTCAAATGGATCTTTCTCGTTACCCTTCTTAAATGCTTCAGCAAAGTCCATAGCTTCCTGCTCGGACTCGAAGTTGTTAAAGCGAATAATGATCTCTGGCTTCTTTGTGTCTGGATTAATGACCATAAACATTGAGCAGTTAAGATCGTCTATTAATTGTTTCATATAATAAATATCGTATGTCTGTTGCTGTTAAATAATGCGTGTGTTGTTTTATATCTTTAAATATCTTGATAATATAATCTGGTTGTAGATCTGCATAAGAACATACTAAGAAAAAGTCTTTGCTCCCAATCCATTCTTTTGCTTCAATCTCATATTGTCTATTCAATCTACTTTGCCATTGAAATTTGCCGAGAGCATCAGTTAATCCGAGCAACAAACAAGATTTCCATAGTTCTTGTTCTTGCATAAAAAAAAGCCATTCTAATAAATGGCTATATAAGTTGTCGTAATTTAAGTGATTATATTAATTTCTATAGATTTACTAATCGTTTGTTAATAGACACAAACATAGAACTTACATATCAAACAGTTCAATTAATTTATCAAGTGCAGATCTTAACTCATCCATTCTTTTCTTAGCAGGATTACCCTGTATAATTACATACCATAAGATCTTACTGTGATTACCTATTTCTTTATCAATAAACCTAAAGTCAGATAAAGCTGTTAGACTCTCCACCATATATTCTTCTTTAGTTCCATGACCTAAGTTTTCTTTTAAGCTAGATGTGAGCTTCTGTCTTATTCCTGCTGCTTCAAACTTCTGTTCATATCTCTGCCCTGCCCAATATCTTTTGCTGTTATGTTCTCTGTTATGTATATCCAGTAAGTTTCTGGCATAATAGTTATCTAATATTGATTTATGCTCTTTTTCTAAGTGTCTATCATTACCATAATCAGTTAATCTCCACCGAGAGCCATCAATTTTTCTAACAAAAGTATTTGATTTATCATCTCTAATTAATTCTTGTCCACCAAGATCAATAGTATGTTTATTTTTTTTCTTTTTTTTGTTCATTTTTTAATATTTGCAAAAAACAATCAGCACAATAATATTTTTTATACTGCAAAATGTGAGCATCTTGCTGACATTGTGAACATTTTACCATGCTTTGTATTCTTCTTCTGTAATTAGACCTTCATTTTTCATTTTAAGCACCATGTCATCTGATATAGAAAGATGCCTTCTTCCTCTTTTTACCCATGATACCCATTTTTTATAATCATCATCTTTTATTAACCTCATGCCAGAATATTCATCTTCATTTTTAACTGGCAATTCTTCTTCCCATCTTGCTTGATTTATCCATGTAGCAAAATGTGGAACAAACTTAGGATCATCTACTGTTGAACATAATTCATTGTATTTTTTTATAATTGTTTCAGATTTTATATCTTCTGGTATCTTCCAAAAGTTTGCTTCAGCTACCTTTTTAGATCCTCTTTTGTAAGTTAATTTATTCCATATATTATTAAATATATCATTATCACTATCACTATCAGACGATGTCGTTACGATGTCGTTATTCTTAGCTCTCTTATTGTTATATTTTTTATTAGCTTGAAGGACTTGATCTTTCTTTTTTCTAGCAATTTCGTACTCTTTTTGCTGTCTTTCATTAAAGTAAGCATCAACACCTTCTTCGTTTTTCTTTAAAATAAACTTTGATTTTAATATAAAATAAAGGTCTTTTTTCTGCTCTTCCCAGTTATCTAAATCATCTGGATTGCATAATAAACATAGCCTTGATAACTTTACGATATCGTTAGGTAATCCTCTTCCATTCCTAACTTGTGCATGAGATAATAATTGAATGTATATTCCTCTTTGCTGTGGAGTTAAATCTTGTGTACCTGTAATCCAAGACTCTACATAAAAATATAATGCAGGAATGTTATCACTAGCTGATTTCACAAGGCACTTCCTTTAAAATAATAAGTGATCGTTTTTTATAATTACCTTTAGCAAGGTATTGCTTTTGAACTAAAGCATCAACAATGACATATCCTGCACTTGTTGTTTCATAGCCAAGTCCTTTTTGTATATCTCTGTATGATGGAGATTTATTATTTTTTTTAAAATAATTTTGTATGTATTGCTGTGTTTTTAGCTGTGGTATTGTAAGATTTTCTGACAAATTTACTGTTTTTTTGCATAAATTACATTTTATTTGCATATTTAGACAAATAATTATTTTAATATAATTTGTCAATTTTATTTGACATTTGTCAAAAGTGGTAATAATTGAAAATAGTTTACAATAATTTGAATAAAAGGTAAAAAATATGAAAATGAAACTTTTAGGTCAGAAAAAACATTTAGATAATTTAAAAATGATTATCGAACAAAATGGTCAAAATGCTAGATCATTAGCTTTACAAACTGCTGATGTACCAAATGGATTTGGTAAAATGTCTCATCAAACAATTTATTCAATTTTAAAAGGCGATAGTGATATAAAATTTTCTCAGTTACAAGAATTTTCAAGAATTTTAGAAATCAAAATAAATAAACTTATTAGTGATGATGTTCCTAAAATAGAAATCATACAATATTTTGATAGAAAAAAAGGTCATTTTGTACCTAGACAATATGAACAGCCAATAGAACTTATTTATTCTTTAAAAGAATTATATATGCCCTCATCTTATAAGGCTTTGTACTGGGATGATAAAGGTTTTAAGAAAAAACCATCTTTTGCAATTATAGACATGGAACATAAGAATTGGGCAAGAGATAAAACAAAAAAAGACGATTTATTATATGTTGATGTAGTTTTGCAATGTGCAAAAGATCAACTTTTTTATTTTGGTCATGTATTAGATTTTAATAAAGATGGTACTTGCGTTTTTCAACAATGGAAAAATACTTTTGTTAATAAAGATGATATAAAATTTATGGAATTAGGCAAAACAGTTTCTTATGAAAATATGATGATTAATGAATGGGAACTTCGTAATAATTGTCATTATGACTCAATTTATCCACAAATATCTAATATTTCTTTATTTGAAACTGATTACAAAATAGAACAAATTTCAATATAACTTTACTTTGTCAATATTATTTGACATTTTCCAAAACTTTCACTAAAAAACATATTATTACATAAGTTGCTCCTTATGTGATGAATAATAACTGGCTAGGTGGCATTTGGTTGAGCAAGTGCCACCATTACACCAGAGAAGGAGTTGTATGTTACATCTTGCAGAAAATAACATTACTCCAGAGGATGATAATAAATCTTCTGTTATAAATTTCATATCTAAAAAAAATATTATTTGCACAAAACGAGACTGGATTAATATGGATAGAGAGGAAGCTGTCCAAAAAGATTGTGCAGAGAGAAAAAAATTATCAAACCCACTTGGCAGCAACAGTAAGTATGTCTGGTTTGGCATAGGTGTTGCTTCAACTAAACATATTACAAATTTTAAGTTTCCATCATTAGCAAAAATTTTTAATTAATGATGCGAATAGTGGCTGTGTTAAAAAAAATATTTTCATACTTCCTCCCAAAGAATGAAAGCACAGCCACTTACATAAAGGTTTATTGGGAAGCAGAAGAACATAAAATAAAGGTTAAAAATGCCAACAGGCGATTACATAATTAACAATAAAAAATTACCAAGTGTAACAACTATTATAGGAAGATTTAAGAATGCCATTGGTTTAATTATTTGGTCTAACCAATTAGGTTTAAAAGGATTAAATTATTTTGATGAGTTAAAAAAAGCAGGAGATACTGGAACAGCATTACATGATTTAGCTGAATTACATATATTAGAAAAAGATTACGAGCTACCAGAAGATCCTATTGCTATTCATTGCTTTCAACAATTTATCGAATGGTGGGAAAGTTTAGACTGTGAAGTTATTTGGACTGAGAAAAAATATACAAGCAAGAAATTAAATGTTGGTGGCTGTCCAGATTTATTAGTAAGAAAATTTAATGTTGAAAAAAATAAAGATGAAATAATTTTAGTAGATTTTAAAACTTCAAAAGCTGTCTATTCCGATATGCTTATTCAACTATCTTGCTATGCAGAATTAATAAAAGAAAATGATGGCATAGAAATAGATAGAGCAGTCATAGTACGATTTCCAAAAGATGATGATGAAACTGAAATAAAGAAATTTTTTAAAGATGATCTTGCTGTTGGTCTAAAGCAATTTAAACTTCTTAGAAAAGCATTTGATTTAGATAAAGACCTTAACAAAATATTAAAAGGAAAAAAATAATGGGCGATGAATATGAAGATGAAGTTATAGAACAAAGCATTAATCCTATGCCTAAAAGTATAGCCACAGCAATCAATGAAATAATGCTTAAATTACAAAAGCCATTAGAACATGATGCTGAGAATAAATTTCAAAAATATAAATACACAAGCATTGATGGTTTTTTAAAACAAGTGCATCCTGTTTGTGCTGAAGCAGGATTAATTATTGTACCACATGAAAAATCAAGTGAGATTAGTCCATCTGGAAAAAATTTAACAGTTGTTTATCAATATATCTTAGTTCACAAAGAAGGCGATACTTGGGATTTTCCAACAACTAAACATATTGTCGTACCATTTGGTAATGGAACAGCAATGGGTACTGCCCAGTCTTATGCACTAAAACAATTTATGCGTTCTTTGTTTCAATTAAGTACAGGAGAGCAAGATGATTTAGACGCATTAGATCAACCTAAGAAAAAGAAAAAAAGTGAGGATTTACTATGACTGAAGAAAAAAAATTAGTTGAAGGATTATATCCTAAAGAAGGCAAAGTTGATTTTGTTAAATGTCAACTATCAATAAAGAAAGATCAATTTACTAATTGGTACAAAAAGAAATTAGAAAACAAAGATGAAGAATGGATTAACATTGATGTTTTAGTTTCTAAACAAGGAAAATGGTATTGTGCAGAAAATACTTTTAAACCAAAACCTAATGCACAAGCTGAAGGTAATGATGCAGAGGATATTCCTTTTTAATGTTTGAACAATTTACAAAAGAACAGGTTAGGATTTTAAAAAAGATTTGTGAAAATCCTATTTTTAAACAAACCAAACCTGTTCAATTGGTTGTAAAAAATAAAAATTTAAAAGATTTACGATTAGATATTTGCAATCATTATGACATTACTGAAGATATTTTTTTAAGTAGCAGAAAAGATGCAATACTAATTCAAGCAAGAAAAGAGTTTGTGCATAATGCAGTTAAAATAAGAAGAGTTTGTACTCAAAGAATTGCAGAAGCTATGAACAAAGATAGGCAAATGGTTTGTTATTATTTAAGAAAACCATCGCCAGAAACAGATGCTTTGTTGCAAACTTTTAACGATAGTAACGAATGACAATATTAATATTAGAAATTTTACAATTATTATTTTTAATTCTTATTGCTTTTATACTGTGGAGAATTTGAGATAATTTATTTAATGGCAAATAAACATTTAAAAATTTTTGATGATTTCTGGTTGCCAGAATTAACTATTGCTCAAACTTATCAATGTGCAGTTTGTCATAGTTGGGAAGGCACAGACATACATCATCTTTCTGCAAAGCAATCTGGTGGTAGTAAATGCAAAGATTATATTGAAAATTTAATTTGTCTTTGTCGTTCCTGCCACACCAAATGCCATTCCGATAAAAATTATAATTTAAAAGCCAGAATAATTAATCTTGAGAATATTGCTGATAAATTAAAGGATGAACTAGATGGATAAAGGAATAAAAAAATATGATCCTCATGCGATTGCTGATGCAAAAATGAAAGCAATTATAAATTATAGAGAAGCTAGGAGAGAGTTTAACTCTTTAGTAAGACAAAAAGATGAAAAAGAAAAATCTAAATATTTACATTATCGTTTTTTTAGTAATGAAAAAAATAGTGTGGAAGATGCAAAAGCTAAAGCAAGAACAGATGATGAAGTAACTGATTTGAATATATTGTTAGATGATGCTGAAGAACTTATGGATAAAATGTTTGCAGAGTTAGATCGAGTTACAACAAAGTTAGAATTAATGGCAGATAGTAATGCCACAGCCAGAGCAGAAATGAAACTTGGAGGTTTCGTTACATGAATATTAAACTATCAAAAAAAGAACTTAGTGAAGTAAATCAAATCGCAAGTTTACGATGGCAATTATCAAGAGCTTCTGGTGTTGTTAATCAAAGAAAAGATAATAATAGATCAGATGATGATGTAGATAAACTAGGTTATGCAGGAGAATATGCAGTTGCCAAACTATTTAATCTAAATTTTAATCCATCTATACTTGGCATTGATGATGGTTATGATTTGTGGATTAACGATTTATCTATTGATGTAAAAACAACATTTTATGAGACTGGTGTTTTATTATTTAAAAGTAAAGAATCATTTAAAGCTGATGTAGGAATATTAGTAACTGCAACTGGTAGTGAAAATATTTTTAAGATTGCAGGTTTTATATCGAAAAAAGAATTTAAAGAAAAATCAGAGACATTTAAAGAAACTGGATATTGCGTTCAGCAAAAAGATTTAATGCCAATAGAAAGGTTATGGAAATACACAAGGCAAAAGGAGTTGATTAATGAGTAAAGAAATAATTAGAATTATACAAAACGATGAAGGTGGCGAAAATCCTAAAACAAAACTGCCAGAGAAACCATTATGGGAATTAGTATTTGAAGATAATACTATTAGAGTATTGGGTAAACCAAAAATGGAAGAGTATTTAAGTAAAGCCTATGAGAATACAGTCCATCATTTTACAAAAAGAACATCATTATTAAAGGATGGAAGAAAAATAGTGCAATGGTCAATAGTCTTTAGTGATTATTCCGATGTGCTGCTTAGTAGTTCCGAGCTTTGTAAAAAGTTAATGCTTGGACATCAAAGAAAAGATGAAGAAAAATATTTATCATTAGAGGAGTCTTTGGCTAAAAAATATGCTCCACAAAACGAGGTATTATTTCATCCTGCAAAAACGACACCCTACCCACATTTAACAAAAGATAGAGAGGAATTAGACAGATTACGATTAAAAGCCATTGAGGAGGCTAAAAATGAAGAAGAAAATAAAGATATTGTGCAAGGAGAATACTAATGACAGCAGAAAGAAAACCACTAGAGCCAGTCTATTACAAGAAAGATTTGGCTAAATCATTTGGAATATCAACTAGAACTTTACAAACGAGATTAGATGAATTATATCTCAAACATCCCAATTTTGATTGTTTATCTCGTTTCATAGGTAGAAAACAATTTTTTACCTACAATGATATTGAGGAGATAAAACAGTTATGCTTACCATCTTTAAAAGAAAAGAAAGTCAATTCTGGCAAATAAGAGGAACAATTAGAGTTGGCAGAAAAGTTAAAACAATAACAAAAGAATCAACTGGTACGACAAATAAAGCTGAAGCCAGAAGAATTTGTGATATGCGACATGATCAGATTAAGGAGTCTTTTCTTGCTGTTGCAGATATGACATGGGAAGAATGTTTTGAAAGAATGTTAGAAAATCCAAAGCATCATCCATCAAAAGAAAGAATGTCTATATTTGAAAGAGTAAGAAAACTTGCAGGTAAATATGAGTTAAATGAATTTAACGATGATTTAATATTTCGTTTAGCTTATGAACAGCATCCAGTTTTAAAACAATGGAAGGGTAAAAAATTAAGAGATTTACCTTATGCTGAAAGACAATTAGCTTCTTCTAAGAACAATACAGCTAATGCTTGTTTTATTTTACCAATATCAAAAGTGCTGCATTATGGAGCAAAACAAGGATGGTGTAATGATCCAACTATTGAGCATTTTGAAGTATTAAATGCTAGAGCAAGACATAAAGAAATATTTTCTATTGAAGATGTAAAGGCAATAGAAGAAAAATGTACTGACGAGCATATTAAATTTTTATTTATTTTTTTAATTTATTCTGGTTGTAGAATATCAGAAGCTCTTAATATGAATTGGAACGAAACAAATCCAGAAAATGATGATAGACCTATGATAGATCTTGAAAATGATGAATTAAATATTTTTATGTTTAAGACGCAAGAATGGATTACTAAACCAATGCACAAAAAAATAAGAGAATATTTAGAAAAAATTAATTACCGAGAAGAAAAATTATTTGAATGGAATCATTTACACGATAGACAAAATAATCCTTCTGGTATTCCTACGAGATGGTGGGCAATGTGCCAACAAGCAGGAGTTAAATATAAAAATCGTCATGCGTGTAGGCATACTCACGCAAGTTGGTTAGGGAAAAAAGCATCGTTACAATCTTTAATGACTGCTGTTGGTTGGAAGAGTTCTAAGGTTGCTCTAGGGTATGTTCATACTGACAAAAAAGAAGTCAAAGACATGATAAATGGACTGCCAGAATGATTAATTTAAAATATTATAGAAAAATAAATGGTCTTACTCAAAAAGATTTAGCTTTTATTTTAGATACTACTCAACAAAATATACAGAGATGGGAAACTGGTAAAGTTAATTTAAATGTTTTAACTGCTATTAAATTATCAAAAATATTTAATGTTAAAGTAGAAAACTTAATAAATTCTGACCATTCGCTGACCACTCAATAAAACTATTTTAATTTTTGGCTGTTTTCTGGGGTAAAATAGGTATACTTTTTTCTTGATATACTTGGTGTCATAAGGTATTTATATATCTATAATGAGAAAAAACAAGAAAAATTGGGAAATTTTTAGCAAGAGTGAGAAGAATAATGCAATAGTATGCGACCATATTCCGACCACTCCTGCTCTCATTATGACCACTCATAAGGAGAAAAAAATGAATTATAAAAACCACGAAATTACTGCAAACAATTATGGTATTGAAACCATTGATGGTTTGGAAGTTTTTGGTAGTGGTAATTTAGAATTGTTAGTTAAGTTTAATAAAAATTTAGCAATTTATAAATTTACTATTAATGCTAGTCGTACAGCAATTAAATATACAGGCATCAATAGACATACAGGTAAAATTCATAATTTTGGAAGTTCAATTCCAACTAAGAAATTATTAAAAACTTATGAAGGTTTTAATGATGGTTATGATTATACTTTACCTTTTACTATTGTTGATGAAAACGAAATACATAATTTTAAGGAGGCTCAATAATGAGCCATCTAACTTTTGATGTTGTTATTCCTTGTGGTAATACTAAATTACTAGAAGAAAAATTTAAGAAAATTACTAATAAATGTATTAGATATAAAATTGGATTGCCTACTTATGAAAAAATAGGCGATCCATTTACTCAAAGAGTTGTTGTAGAAGAAATTAATTCAAATCCTGTATATGATGATGTTTATTTTCAGAAATATACATTTACTGCACCAGAAAAAGTTTCTGTTGATGATATTCCATTTAAAATTATTGGTAAATTTACACCTACTGAAAAAGGTAATTTAATTGATAATTATACTAAAGAAGATTTTGATGTTTCTTTGCGTAACAAAGATTTAATTTGTGAACATTGTAATAAAAAAAGAAATAGAAAAGAATTTTATTACATTGAAAAAGATGGTGTAAGAAAAGTTGTAGGTAAAAATTGTTTGAGAGATTATTTTGGAATTGATCCAAAAAGATATTTTGAATATTTAGGTTGGTTTAATACTGTTAAAGAAGAATTTACTTCTTATGAAAATTTTTCATATAGTACAAAATTAATAGATTTTTTATGTATTGTTGATTATGTTGTTGAGGTTGAAGGTAAATTTATTCCTACATCTAAAGTAAGTCGTTATATTGACTCAACAGCAGGATTAGTAAATACAATTAGATTTGGTCAAGTTAGCAAAACTGATGATATATTAATTGAAAAACCTTCACAAAAACAATTAGATGAAAGAAAAGATAAAGTTATTGCAATTATTAAAAAAGCTAGAAAAGAATTACAACCTACTAATGACTGGGCAAGTAACCTTAAAATTGCAATGGATTTAGATTATGTGGAACATAAAACAGAAGGTCTTGTTTGTTCTGTATATGGATGGTTAGCTTATCAAGAAAAAGATTTTGAAAGAAAAAATAACGAAAATAAAGTTGTGTATTCTAATAATTATTTTGGAGAAAAATCTAAAACAATTTGGAATGGCAATCGTTTTGGTGGTTATGAGGGAGAAAGATATACAGATATAAAATTAAAAATTGTAGATATGTTTCCTTGCAGAGATTTCTTTATTGTTAAATTAATTAATGACAATAATGATGCGATAACTTG